TGGTGTCACAGCGGAAGCCCACCTCGATCTCAGCGCGCACGGCAAACATATTCTGCTCGAACAGATTGATGGTGCTGCCGCCGTCGGTCAGGGTCGCCTGGTCAGAAATGGCAATCTGTACCCCCTCAACGGTGCCGTACACGGCCTGGGTCCAGTCGCCGGCAAAACCGACCACCGCATCCGCAGATGCAGTTTCCGCCGTGTAGGCGCCCTTGCTCTGCCGCACCTGGGCACCCAGAATCATGGGGACCGCACCATCCGCCACGTTATTGATGAACAGCGGCCGCTTGTTACCGTCCACGGCAGTCAGCAGCATGGCCTTCCCCTTCGGGGACAGAACCCAGCCGTTCAGGACGCCATCGTGGTCAGCAATGTCCGCATCGGCCGCCACAAGACCGCCGTAAGCATCGGTCAGGATGCTCTGGGCGGTGCAGTCCTTCAGCGTGTCGAAATTGGAACCGGGCGCATCCACGGCGCCGAACACGGTCTGGTCAAACTTCTTGGCCAAAGCACCGGGCAGACGCTGCACCAGCTGGTCATACAGCGCAGGCACATCGCGGCGGAACTGATTGGAGAATGGAACGATGACCGCTAGGGTGTAGGGGCTCATCTGCTTGGTGGCCAGCGTGCCGCGCTTGACCGGCTTTTTCTCGGTTTCACCGACCCAGCCAGCCTCGGGATCACCGATGATGACCGGGATGGTCGTGCCCAGGCCAGGCAGCGGAATCTGGCGGGCCAAAGCCATGACGGCGGATGAGCCCTGAGTCTTCTGCAAAATCTCGCTTGAAATTTCGCCCGGCAGAGAGATGGTGGTAGTGCGGTTGATGTCAACAGATGCCATATTTTTACTCCTTTACTTCATCACCTGGTTAAACCACTCCGCGAACTGTTCACGGGTGGAACCGGTGGGGGTTTTGTTCGGATCGCCGCCGTCTTTCACAGTGGGATATCCGGCTTCGGCGGCAAAGGCGCCGGGATCGGTTTTCTTGTAGGATGCGACATAGTCGTCGAATCCCAGCAGGGTGTCGTCCTCCTGCAAGGCAAGCTTTTTCTCGGCAAGGTCGGCCAGAAAAGCCTTGCGGGCGCCGGCACTGGTAAACTGGATCTGGGCTGCCGCGTTGGCCTCGGCAAAGCGGCGTCTCATCGCGTCCACCTGGTCCTTGGCATCGTTCTCGGCTTTTTCTGCCTTGGCTCTCCATTCAGGATCATACCCTTCCAGTTTTGTGTTTGCCTCCGACAGCTGCGTCCGGGCGGCGTCCCGCTCGGCGGTCAGGGTAGTAATCTGCTGCTTCTGAAGTCCGATGTCTGCGCTGTGCAGGTCCATGATTTTCCCCAGCTGCTCATCGGTGATGCCGGGAATGATACCCTTTACATCCTCGCGTTTCATATTCGGTCCTTTCCGCCCTTCGCTTTGTTCGGGGTCGCTCCCACGGGCTGTGCAGTTTTGCGCCTTGCCGGGCAAATTTTGATATAAAATTGCCCGCCCCGGCCTCATGCGTCCAAGGTGGGCATAAAAATGCGCCTTTGCATCCGAATGCAAAAGCGCATGAAAAAAGCACGGTGCAGTCTGCATCGTGCTTTTGGTGTTCAGTTGTTGGATGCTGGTAGCTCGCCCAAATTTTCCAGAATATCCCGGACGCAGCGGGCCTCAAATTCCTTCGGTGGAAGATTCCCGTCAAACAATTCATCCTCCTCATCGTAAGCCGGGTCAGGCGGGTGCGCCTGCAAGAAGGCTTTCATCTCAGCGATCTCTTCCGGCGTAAAAGTTCGCGCCATACTGTTTCGCCTCCTTCAAAAATTGCTGCATAGTTTCCTGAAGTTCTTTCGTGTCTTTCGCTGCTGCCAGGCGAATCTCAGAATCGCGGAACAGGGCAAGCAGACCGCTCCGGTCAAACTGTGCCGTTTTCTCGATTGCATACACGGTCCCGTCATTGCCAACCGCCGTCAACATCCGCATATTCTCCCGTAGGGCAAACCGGCGGATATCAGACGGTGAGAATGTCAAACCGCTTGGGTGGGTGTGCGCCGCTATGTAGGGCACGTTTTGGTCCGGGATGCGCAACCGTCCTTGCTGCCCGCCTATGATACCCAGTTGCCTTTCCCCATATAGCAAAGGCACGGATACAGCAGGGCTTTTTTGTTCCTTTGCATCCTGTTCACCTCCTTTGTTGAGTGCGGTGCTTGCGTAAACGTAAGTTTTACGCAAAAAAAATACTTTCGATTTCTTCTGCGCTCAGATTCAAGGCTGACCGAAACAGTTGAATCTCGTTTCTAGTAAAGTCAGATTCTCCGGACATCTTTCTTGCGAGAGTGGCAGGGTTTACGCCAAGCAATACAGCTACGTCGGCAGCTTTAAGATTGTGTTCTATATACTTCGATCTGAAAAGATTTTTATTGAACATACGTTCACCTCCTTTCCGGCTTCGATTATACAACTTACGAAAACGCAAGTCAATACGTTTTCGCAAGATTTTTTTGAAAATGCGTTCATATATATTGCAAATACGCAAGAATCTGTTATAATATGGATAACGGAAACGGAGGTGAATGAAATTTGGGTAACTATCTTTCAGAGCGCCGCAAGGAAATTGGGTTGACACAACGAGAGGTAGCGGAAGCTGTTGGCGTCGCGGAGGCTACCGTTAGTCGCTGGGAAAGCGGAGAAATCGCCAATATGCGTCGGGACAAAATATCGGCATTGGCTAAAGTTCTACACTGTAGCCCGGACTTTGTGATGACGGGGGAACGATCTGACGTTCCTGCCATCCCTCCCGGTTTCGAACCTCTCCCCAAAATGGTCAAGCGCCCTCTGGTGGGCAGCATCGCTTGCGGGGAGCCTATCACGGCTGAAGAAAACTTAGAAGGTTACGTCTCTATCCCTGCGGCCTGGCATGCCACTTTCACCCTGCAATGCAGGGGGGACAGCATGGAGCCCACGATCCATGACGGTGACCTGGTAGCCATCCGCAAGGATGTGCAGGTCGAGAACGGCCAGATCGCCGCTGTCCGCATCGGGGACGAAGCCACGCTGAAGCACCTCTATCTCTACCCTGACAAAGTCGTGCTCCAGCCGGAAAATCCTTGCTATGAGCCTATTGTCAAGATCGGCGAAGAGATGAACGATGTCACCATCGAAGGCAAAGCCGTCGGCCTGTGCCGCGGTTTGTAAATAAAAGGATAAGGAGAAAAAACCATGAAAAAACTGATCGCACTATGCCTGGCCGTCAGCCTGGCCCTGACCCTGGCCGCCTGCGGCGGAACGGTATCCAGCGAGAGCACCAGCCCCACGGCGGGCACAGAGAGTGAAACCGTCTCTTCGGCTCCCGAAGCCACCCCGGAACCGACGCCGGACCCGGCTCCTGACCTGACAGGCGTGTGGATCCAGGTGGACGCGGGGGACAGCTACCAGCAGGCGACCATCCAGGGGGACACCATCGAAATCAACTGGATCGGTACGGACGGAACGTCGGCGTTGTACTGGGCGGGCAGTTTCGCCGCCCCCACTACGGCGGATGAACCCTATACCTGGACTTCCACCAACGATACATCCAAGACCAGCGGCGCCCTGATGGCATCCAGTGACGAGACCAAAGACTTCACCTATGAGGACGGCACGATCAGCTATAGCGTCTCGATGATGGGTGTCACCACTACCGTGCAGCTGGAAAAGAGCGGCGAGGTGGAAGCTTCCTCCGATGCGTCTGCCTCCGGGACTACCACCGACGGGGAGGGCGTAGCCACTTTTGCGGATGGCGTCCTTACCACCGACGGCTACACCATCACCATCACCGACTACCGGGTGCTCCAGCCCGGAGAGACCGGCAACGAATACGGGGACGTCCCGGTGATCGCCTTTTGGTATGACACGACCAATACTGGCGCAGATTCCGATCTAAACGCTTCCAGTGCGTGGATCATGGTGTTTGATGCTATTCAGGATAATGACCCCAACGTAGTCAACACGCTGAACATGGGCATGTTGCAGATCGGAAGAGCACACGTCTGAACTCCAG